GACTCATCAGTAACTCATTTTAGAATTTATCAGATTGATGGTACTTACAGGATACTTATACTTGATGATATACCAAAAGCTGACACTACATGCAGTATACAGTTTACCAGTCAGGATTCTACAGTATATTTTGCAATGACTGCTGTTAACCCTAACGAAGAATCTGAACTTAGTAATATAGCTAAGGTAGACCTTAAAATAAAACCTGTAGTAGTAGTGTTTGGTACTCCGGCAGCTCCGATATTAAGGTCAGCAACAAAAGCGGAGTTAGAGCAAAGCATTACAATATGTATAGAAGTAACGGACATATACGATTCGTTTAAGTGTACTATAACTAATAATACTGCTAATACTATATCAGATATTAAATTATCATTGAATCAGAGAGTAGATTGGATACAGGGAGCTAAAAGTAATCCAGATGTAGGAACTAATAATGACGGCAAGACGGCTACAGTATTTACTATAACTGACGTAATTAAAGCCGGAGATAACCTATTATTTAATGGAGACTTAGATGGCAGAGGAGAGCCTACCGGAACTATTGAATACCAATTATATAGTGCTACTTTGGTAAAGGATGGTAAGAAATACACTGCTGTTATAAAGTTATAAGGAGGTGTTACATGAGTCAATACACTCAATTATTAGAGGAGATAGAACGTATAAAAGAACGTTTCCTCTCAGAACTAAAAGAGGTTATGGAGAAAGTCTCAATCCATATTAGTAATAACAGACCTAACCCTAAAGACCTAAAATTTAGTGAGCCTAAAATAACAGATGATAAATATGTTTCAATCTATGACAAGAAAGTAATGGGTATAGTTGACCTCATGGAGTTCTGTGAGGAGGTGGAAATACCAATACCCCCATATAAGCTATATAATATAATAAAACTTAATAGTTCCTATAGTTGGATAATTCATACTTTTGTAAACAATAATGATGTAATACTTGAACCTCAAAAGAAGATAGACTATAGTGATGAAAGTAATTCCATGTTTGAATAGGAGGATACCACTATGATATTCGATAGTGAAATATATATAGTACCAAAAATATCATTCGACTATGTAATAGACTCAATCATGCACGATGAAGGTTATAGAACCTATCCTTATAAAGATTCAGTCGGTAAAATTACTATCGGTTATGGACGTAACATAGAAGATAACGGCATTGACCAGACCGAAGCTGAGATTATGTTACACCATGATATATACAGAGCTTATTTTATAGCCGAAGGTACTATACCTCACTGGCATGAGCTTAGTGATATACGTAAAGGAGTATTTATTAATATGGCTTTTAACCTTGGTTACAGAATAAAGTCATTCAAGAAGATGATTAAGTATCTCAGGAATAAGGACTATACCAATGCAAGCCATGAAATGTTAGACAGTAAATGGGCTAAACAAGTAGGTTCACGAGCTGAAAGATTAGCAAAAGAATTAAGATATGATGTTCGGCAAACATAATGATTAACAATCATAATAAGGAGGTATAAGATGGCAGACCTAACAGTAGTAAAAGAAACAGACAAAGAGAAGTTTGAACGTCTGTATCATGAGTATAAGCGAGCTGATAAGAAATGCAAAGAGTTTGAGGATATAAAGGAATCTTACAGGAAAGAAATACTTGAACTTATGCGTAAGCTCGGATACAAAGATTTGGTAGTACCTAATCTGTTTTCTGTTAGTAATACTTACCGTACTAAATTCGATAAAGATGTACTCCGTATGGAATTGGCTAAAAACGGAGTAGCTCCAGAAGTTGTTAATAAGGCTATGGAAGTAGCTACTATTAAATCAGATGAACCAACTAAATCCATAAGGGCAGTGAAGAAAAAGTAATGAGTAAGTCAAGAAGACATGAAATAAAAGACGATATAGTGTTGGAAATGGCTGGATTATGCAAACTGCCGAGGAATCTAAAGCGTAAGTACGGATATAGTACTGCTGAGCTTCCAACAGAGTCCAGGAATCTTCATATATATATGAAGTCTACTGATTATGAGCAGTTAAGACGCCCTGAGTTTCTGGAATATCAAGCTAAGAAGATATTTACATGGATGCAGGAAAACCTACCTCATGGTATCTATAAGAGATTGCTCAATTTAATGATTGAGCATAAAGAAAAACTTGATAAACTTAGGAATTAAGATTGCTATATAACACTATATCGTCTAAGCAATTTATCTATATCAAGTGCATTTTCAGCACTCAGTAGTGGAGATTTTATGCCTAACTGTCTATATAATTTCCTTAATGCTTTTTCTCTTTCTCTGGCCAGCTTCCTGGCCTCCTCAGATTGTGGTATTTCCTCAGTACCAAATAGTATATGCTGCCATTTCTCTACGGCAGTCCTCTTAGCTGATTTACCGGGCTCTTTAGTGGCTTTATAAATTTTAGCTTCAAGAAGCCTCATCATCTTAACTCCACGCCTATCATGTAAGGCTTCATAAGCATTAATAGTATCAGCTATTAAAGGCAAGTGGTAAGCTGCTCTATCTAATAAGGTAAAGAATGCCTTATCTATATTACCATCACGAGCGTAATCATGTGCACGTTTGAAATCTTCAAATACACTCATTGCTAATCCGAGTCCGGCACTACCAGGAGCGTATCCGAATATAGTATTAAAGGTATCGTATGCTCCATATTCATCTTTTTTACCTAATATCTTTTTGAGCAGTTCACGTGCTACAAACATACCGCCAAGTACTTTAGTAAGTGCTGTTAATCCTGAGAATGCCACATTATAATTTTTAGTTTCCATACCTACAACAAATGGCTTTATTCCATTGTAGTACAGAGATTCAACAAGTCCACGAGGCCAGTTATATAATCCTGTTAATGGTCTTGCAGTTCTATGCTGTTCTACTCCTGAACGTTCAGCTACTCTATATCTGAAGTGGGTATTAGCTACCTTGGTAGCAGCTATCTCAAATATGGCATCTTCGTAATTACCTTGTTTAAGTAAATCCTGTATATCTAATAGCTCTTGTGGGTGTAAGTTATTAAGTCCGGCACGTTTAGCCAGTTGTTCAAAATTAATCTTACCCTCTTTGTAAGCATTGATATTACGCTCAGCTATATCATGTACTATAGGGAACAATAGCATTCTGTTAACTTCATCTGAGAATGGTATAGCTTGCCCTAAAGTATCGAGTATTCTTGTCATCTTCCGTTTATATTTTTTATCCACTACATCATGTTCCATCATCATAAAGTGCCTGAAGATAGGTAATTTCTGTGATATAGTAGATTTAAAGTTGAGTGAGAAGTGCTTTCTTAACAAGTCGCTTGGCCCAGACGTAGCTATTGTGAGACCTGACTTGACAGCCTCCCCGATATTTAACTGTCCGCCGGCAATCATATTCTGTGCCAAGTTTCTGAATGAGTACCATAATATACGGCTTATTGCAAGTGGGTAAGTCTGCCAGAAGAATCTATTAATCTTTTCAACTGTTCTTACAGCTACCGGAGCAGATTCATCAAGCCCCATAGCATTCATCACAAATCTTTTAAATACACGTATTTGACTGTTAGCATCTCTGGTTTTAGGCATTGCTGTCATAAACTTGTCAGACAGCTTCAACATATCAATACCAACATCTGCTATCATAGCAGCACGCTGAATATGGTTGTACAGGTCAGGTAAGAATGTTTCAGCGTCTTTAGGTATTCCTTCTGTAGTTCTTGTATGAGATTCCCTAAGTTTTGCTCCAGGACGTGCTGATGGCGTTGTATGCTTACCTAAGACTCCTGGCGAGGTTATATTACCAACAAACTGCTCTAACGCATTATCAAGCTCTATACTACTCATATAGTAATGTTTACGAGTACCCCAAGTTTTAGTACTTAGGAACTTACGTAAACCTTCCATACCCTCTGATTCATATACAGCATCGGCGTCTAATAATTCCTCAAGTCCTGATGTTAGCTGTACTACCTTATATGCTTTCTTATCTTTTCCAGCTTCCTTTTTAGCCTCCTCTAAGGTAAGTCCACGGTTTATAATTACTGAGTTTGCCCCTCTTGTAGCTACTCCGTATTCCGGTTTTAAGTCAGGAGGAAGTATTGACTCAAAATATCCTTGGAGCTTACCATAGCGTTTTATATCTTCACGTGAGGCTTTATTACTTGTAACTCTATGATATAATTGCAGATATTCCTCAAGAGTCTTACGTGGTATACTACGCCACATAAGCCACCTTGATATTCTTATATTAGTAGCTGTTTCACCTTGCAATTCATTATGTACTACCTTGGCTACCTTTAATGCGTAAGGGCTCATTTTTGAAGTTATAGCTTCACGTTTCTTATCGTCCTTCTCGTAAAGCCAATCTACTACCTGTTTAATAGTCTCTGGGTCATCAGCTAACTTACTGGGGTCAATATCATTATCTCTGAACATTCTATCTATACGTGTACTGCTATTATAATGGGACTGCCCGGTTTTATACATAAAGCTCTTGGCGTCCTTATGTAAACCAACTACACCAGTCTTAGCTTCAAGGTCAGCAAAGCCATATCGTATAGATACCCACGGATTAAACAGATTAGTAATACCTTTCTTCTGAGTTTTTATTACCTTACTTGCAGCCCATTCGACAGTCTGTAAATATCTTTTACGTGCGGTAGCTTCTTCTGGTAATCCTCCACGCTTTATAATGGTATTGGCCATGAAGCCTAATTTAGCATCATCAGTTATTCCTAACTCGTCCTGAATGATTTTAGATACAGCATCAAATTCATCAGCTATATCCTCAGCGAACGCTTGAGGGCCTACCCTATTATTAAGCTCCTCATTAAATACGTCTTTCGAGGTAGGTTCTTCAGGTGCAGCAAATGGCTTATCTGCCTGCTTTTTGGCTTTAACCTCCATGGCAAAGCCGACAAACCTTCTGGCTATGCGTGCACTATATTCAGTAATCATAGCCTTGGTTTCAGCATAGTCTTGAGGAATGCGTGTTATTCTGTCAATTTGAGGCCCTAATACTTCAGATGTTCTTGGAGCCATCTTACTGACTATCTCAGGCATATATAGGTACAGCCCTACAAAATCTCCGATAGCTTCACTGATTGAGTCCTGGTCTTCCTGTCCTTTATATGCACGTTTATCAACTTCTTTATTAATAGCTGACTGAGGTGCATCTGGATACATACCTCTATATACCGACTTCCTGTGTAGTCTGCTTACACGTATAAGTTCATTTTTAGGTATTCCAGGCTTATTGTAATCAAGCAGTTTATGGTCAACCATCCTATGGCCAATCTCATGACCTACTACAAGAGGGTGTGGTAATGTGGCAACTCCACGTCCTTTAAAGGCTAATCCTAATACAGGCTCTCCTTTTGCATTAACTGGTCTATATTTCAAATCCCAAAGCAGTACAGGTCCTAACCTACTTGCTATAGCTATTAAGTCAACTA